GTGCATTTACCAATGCTGTCCGTTATCAACACACAGGATTTGTTCGTGACGCCACTGATGGGGATTGGAAACTGTTTGCCAATGTAGTTGCTGAACCAACCACTACAATTGATTTTACTAATGCTAGTTATAGCAATTTACAAGTAGGAAATTTACGAACCATTGGCACAGTCAACGCATCAGGAAACGTGTTGGCATCAACCGGTGCATTTGGCACAGTGACAACCAGTGGCAATATTGCAGTCAGCGGCAATGTGGTATTCTCAGGATGGAGTATCCGTGAAACCGGCACTAAACTTTACTTTGCTTACAACGGTGTTAATAAAATGAGTTTAGACACAGGTGGTAATCTAGTAGTCACCGGTGACCTCACTGCGTTTGGTACTATTACCTAGGAATAACTTATGGCATTACCTAGTTCTGGTTCAATATCGATGTCACAGATCAATACAGAATTAACAAATAGTTCTACTGCAACACTCAACTTGGGTGCTACCACTGTCCGTAATTTATTTGGGGTATTCTCAAATCCTATAAAATTTAGCAACGGATACGGCAAACAAAGAGTTATCACTCAATCGATAAACGTTGTCCAAGGTGGGTTTGGTGAACTTTATTATACCTACGGTCCTTATAACATAGTTGGAAAAACGACAATCACAGGTACTAGCTTACAAACAGTCCAAGTTGAATGCGGTCCTGGTGGGTGTGAATTCCATAATGCTTGTATTTTTGATTTCTCATATGATAACATCAACTGGACCAGATTAGTTAACATTGGTGGAACCTGTTGGAATAACTGTGATCCCCATTTTAGAAGCTCTACAAATTCAACAGCTTTGGTTTCAGCGGCCGTCAGTGGCACAAACTTGTATCTAAGGATAGGTACATGGACGGAAAGAGGCGGACAAATGACAGTAACAGGTACAGTTACAATAACCTAAACAGATAAAGTAAATACACTATAACAGAGACCAGCAATGACAACACAGGTAAATTCAACAGTATTAGGCACATTGGGTAACTTGGCGGTTACTGGTAGGTACTCGTAAATACACTAAATTTTACAATCGCTTGATAATTTTCTCCAATCTCAGCTAAATACTAGTAACAACACACAAGTAAGCCCTAGGGGAATATGGAACCGCAGGCTGTAACAATAGTGTAATAATTATTATTGCGGAAACCATAACATGTCAGCTTTAACCAGAATATTAAACAATCAGATCACCAACAGCACGATCATCGCTAGCCAGAAGATCGTCGCAGGATCTATTACTGGTAGTTTATTTGCCAGCAACGTAACAGTACCAGGTGACTTCCTGATCACTGGTAACTTGTTTGTCCTAGGTACCAGTGCTTATACCACTATCGCCTCAACTAACACCTTTGTTAACGATCCCCTGATCGTGCTTAACAATGGTTTTGCGGGCACTAACACCTACGATGAAGGCCTGATATTTAATCGTGGATCAAGCCAAAATCGTGCATTGATCTGGAGTGAATATTTCCAAGAATTCCGCCTCATAGGCACGACAGAAACTGGTACTGCTTATGGTAACGTAACGGTCAGCAACTATCAAAATTTACATCTAGGTAATCTAACAGTTGATTATGATGCTAATGTAACAACAGCCCGTGCTTCAGGCAACATCACACAAACAGGTACAGGCTCACTACAAGGTGCAGATTTTGCAGGTAACGTGGCCTTAAACGGTCCTTATGTAACGACCTCACAAGGATTGATTAATTTCTTAGATTCTGGTGTTACCACAGTTAATGTATTTGGCGCAGCCACAGCCATTGATCTAGGTGCTACGACTGGTACGCTAACCGTCAATAATCCAACAGTAGTTGGTACACAGTCAACACAAAACTTATATAACGCAGTTGCTACCACATTAAACTTTGCCAATGCAGCCTCTACATTAAACATTGGTGCTGATAGTGGTACATTGACTATTAGTAATCCTACAGTAGTTGGTGTACTCGGTACACAAAACTTATATAACGCAGTTGCTACTACACTAAACTTTGCAGGTGCAGCCACAACATTAAACGTTGGTGCTAGCACTGGCACAGCTACGATCAACAATCAGGTGCTGGCACTGCCTAATGCTTTCGCTCTACGTATCAATGGCGCTAATCCAACATTAGAGTCAACAGCCACCGGCACATTAAACCTATTCAATGCTAATATAACAACAGTAAACGCATTTGGTGCCGCAACTGATATTACCGTTGGTGCTACGACTGGTACAGCCAATATCAAGAATTTAATCACCAACATCAGCGGGCAACTAAATGTCCTAGTTGGTACAGGTAGCACAACCACAGGCACTGGCGCAGTAGTAGTAACAGGTGGCGTGGGTATTAGCGGCAACTTAAACCTTGGTGCAAACTTATTGGTAAATGGCCCCGCACTGTTTAATAACACAGTATCCACAGTAGGTATCTCCACATTCACTAATACCACTAACTCAACTGATGCCAGCGGATCAACCGGTGCGCTAAGGATAGCGGGTGGTGCAAGTATTGCCAAGGACCTATGGGTTGGTGGTAATCTTTACGCAAGTAATATCTTTGGAGTCGTACATCAGGTCATCACTGTCCAAGATCCTTTGGTCTACTTTGATGCGGCCAATACATATCCTTACAACTATGATATTGGTTTCTACAGTAACTTCGTAGGACCAAACCCGATCGACAATACTGGCAATGTATATCAACACAGTGGTATTGTTCGTGATAATTCCGACAACACATGGAAATTCTTTAGTAATGTACGCAGCGAACCCGCAGGTACTGCTATATCGATTGATAGTGACACTATCTTTGACCCGATCCGTGCTGGTAATTTAACATTAACATATATACAAGAAGCAACAACAGCTACTACTGGTGCGTTAATAGTAGGCGGTGGCGCTGGTATCGGTGGTAACATATTCCATACAGGCACACAGTTACAAACATCAGCACCTAATTATGTATTTGCTACAACACCAACCACGGTTGATGCATTTAAAGCTGCGACTACATTAAATGTTGGTGCTAATAGTGGTACACTTACCATAGGTAATCCAACATTAGTTGGCACACAAACAACACAGGCATTATACAACACTGTCACTGACACATTAAACTTTGCTCGTGCAGCCAACATTACTATGGGTCATACGGATGGTACAACTACACTACAAGGTAATGCTAACGTTCGTGCGGTAACACAGTCAACATCATTTACCAATGGTGCATTGGTAGTAGCTGGTGGCCTTGGTGTTGCAAGTAATTTAAATATCAAGGGTGGTAGTTATTTAACTTTAGGTAAAGACCTAGCCGGTGGCGTGGTTTATCCAGAAGACGCAGTACAAGTCACGGCAAATGCCAATTCAGCAAGTAGAATATCAATACAAAATCTTAGCAGTGATCAATCAGCTACTACAGAATTTATAGCGATGGCTGACAATGGATCTAATGAAGACAATTATATTACTGTTGGTATAACCAGCAGTACATATAATTCAGCAGCACTTGCTCCTATTTTACAGCCAAACGATGGCTACACACGTTCTATTAGTAATTTAGTATTGATTGCCGGTGATGATGTTGTTATTGCAGCAAATGGAAGAAGCCAAGTTGGTGTTAGGATTAGTGCTAGCAATTCAAACGTTGGAGTACAATATTCTACAGAATCTACAACAGAAAAAACTGGTGCATTCACTGTAGTTGGCGGTGCGGGTATTGCTAAAGATTTGTATGTAGGTAAAGGCGCCACATTTAATAGTTTAAGAAGTACTAATCCGATTCAAGTCCTTAGCTCAACATCCGGTAACGTGGCGATATTTGCCAACGTAGCCACAACCTTAGCAGCATCAACAGAATACGTAGTCATTGGTGGTGGTAATACTGTAGTACAACCAGGTGTAACATTAAAAGTTGGCAGTATCACATCTATGATGATACCAACTGGTCCTACAGCCGGTAGACCAAGTAGCTTGTTTGGTGGTCCAGAATATGACGTACAAGGTATGTTCCGTTACAATACAACTATCAATAACATTGAGTTCTTTGATGGTACTAACTGGCAGTCTTCAGGTTCAACATTTACAGTTATCAGTGACAGACAGTTCAGTGGTAACGTAGCAGGCGGCTTTGGTAACGTTGACGGTACAAATACTAACTTTACTTTACAAAGCTCAGCAACTACTGCTTCTACAATCATAAGTATTAACGGTGTCTTGCAGTTCCCAACTCTGGCTTACTCAGTAACTGGTTCAACATTGACATTTACAGAACCACCAGCACCAAACGATGTAATTGATGCACGTGTATTAACAACCACAGCCACAGTTGCTTCGATCGCCAGCGGTAACGGTCTGAATCAATTTATCGCTGATGATGCAGGGGCACAGATTTTTACTGGTACTAGCGCAACTACATTACGTGTAGAAGTCAACCCAGTGGGTGACATTGATATTAAAACTGGTAGTAAATTAACCTACGATCAGACAGCGGTTAATATTGCCGCTAATGCTACTCCATATGTGATCGCTACATTCTCGCAATCAACATATACCAGTGCAAAATATCAAATACAAGTCAGGAAAGGCAGCACAAACTTCCAATCTATGGAAGCTCTGGTACTAACAGACAAAGCAGGTAATGCTTATGTAACAACTTATGCTGTGGTTAATAACGGTACAGAAATGGGCACACTATCAGCTAACGTATTATCTGGTAACGTTAACCTATGGTTTACTAGCGTAACTAACATGACCAATGCTAACGTTAAAGCATTTGGTACTTACATTATCTAATAGGTAAAATATGCTCCAACTAGCTAGGAAATATAGAAGAAATTACACAGGCGAAGATATTATTGTTGAGCGCAAGCATGAAGGGCAGAAATGGTGGGACGTTACTGAAACTATCCCCAACATGGTCACTAATAACCAAATATCAAATCGAGCTGTGGTTATTGGTAACGGCCCCGGCCGTTTACCGTTTAATCTTAACAATCTAAAAACCCCACAAGGTCTATTAGGTGCTACAACTGTACAGACCTACGGTTGCAATGCTTTATATAGAGATTTTACTCCTGACTTTCTGGTAGCCACAGGCAACAGCGGTATCATACCTGAAATTGCCGATAGTGCTTATGTAAATAATAATATTGTTTATACTAATGCAATTCATTTGCTAGAGCATCCTAGTAAGTTTTATTTAATCCCTCATGATCCTTATGCAGATGCGGGCACAGTAGCGGCTTATATCGCTGCATTCGATGGCCATACGAGGATTTACCTAATAGGATTCGATGGCTACGATTTAGAAGGGCATAACAGTAATATCTATGCAGATACCAATGGCTATGACCCAAAATGGTCTGTTGAAATCAATGGCGATAAATTTATCAACAATAGAGCACAGCTATTTAACACATATACTGATGTTGATTTTGTGTGGGTTACTCAACATGGTAAAAGTACAGTACCAGAAAAATTAAAATGGTGCAATAATCATAGACAAATTAGTTTTCGTGATTTAGTCTTAGAGTGTGATCTATAAAACTGTTTCTAAAGTCTTAATTTTTTTCATAACAGCAGTAAAATTAATAGTGCGCCAAACTCCAGGATGTAGGGGTTTTGGATGATCTTCTAGGCTCACCCATGAGTATCCACGGTGTTCATAGTTCAATATGGGAACGAATTCTTCTTCTACAGGTATGAGAAAAGTATGATAGGCAAAATATCCGTTATCGCTGGTAAATTTTTCTATGGGTATGACCTTGACTTCCTGGAACTCATAGCCGAGTTCTTCCTTGAGTTCACGGGTTAGAGACCCAAGTATCTGTTCATTGGCATCGATCTTGCCACCAGCTAATCCCCAGGTGCCTGCATATTTGGTGCTGTTGCGCAGTAGAAATAGATAACGGTGAGTTGATATTGAATAGATGAAAGTGCCTACACCTTCTATATGACTAGAGTCCACAGACCGTTTTTGTTTTTTTTGCATAAATAATAATAAAGGAATATAAATGATATTTATAGATAACAAATATACTAAGATTTATTATAACATAATTAATTCTGCCAAAGCAACCTCACTAATGGATGGATATTTAGAACAACATCATATTATACCTAAATCACTTGGTGGGTTGAATACGGTTGATAATCTTATTAATTTAACAGCAAGACAACATTTTGTATGTCATTGGTTATTAACTAAAATGGTAGTTGGTAAAGATAAGAAAAAAATGATTTTTGCTATTAATAGGATGTTGTCAGCCACAATACATCAGCAAAGATATAAAATTACAGGAAGAAAATACGAATTGCTTAAAATACAATTTTCTAAAATTAATCCATTTAACGATAAAGATTGGCAAAAATTGCAAAGAAAAAATAATCATATTGGTAAAAAGAGATCAGAAGAATCCAAACAAAAACTTAGAGATGCTTGGGCAAAAAATAGAGAAAATAGAATAGGAATTAACCACCCATCATATGGCAAAGTTAGAACTAAAGAAACTTTAAAAAAAATGTCAGAATCAATGAAAGGAAAATTAGTTAAAGAAAAGAATCCAATGTATGGAAAAACTCACAGCATTGAAGTTAAAAATTTTCTGTCAGAACGACTATTAAAAAATCCTATTCCTAAAAAATATATCTATTGTGAGTATTGTGACAGTACTATTGATGCTGGAAATTACAAAAGATGGCATGGTGATGTTTGTAAATTAAAGAACTAACGTAAATGTTCCTGCTTTATACTCGCCTTCATAGCTTTTTATCCATTGAGATTGATTCCACTTGTATTGAGTTCCGGTATTGAGATTACTTACATATTGTAGCGTCGTGTCTGTGCGGCTGTCAAATGAAACAGCCCAATTTGTACCATTGTATTGTATGATATCGTTGGCATGGGCTACTAATTGCAGACCATCGATACCAGTCCAAATTGGAGCGCCATCTCCAGGAGCATTGTCAAAACTTCCGATATCATCCAAGATCAGATAACGTGTGCCATTGACTGCTGATTGAGCTAACGATACAGCGGAATCTTTGCGAGGATCAACGATGGCATCGATCGGTGATAAGGTATTAGAGGGTTTGGTATCTATGTCAACATTGAAAATCAATAGGCTGTCATCGGTTGGGTGATAGCTGACCGTGCCAATGACTTCATTGAGGCCATCTTCCTGCAGGAGTCGGACCTGGCTGACGCCATTCTGCAGTTCACCGTAGACACTGATCAAGCTACGCCATATGTCTTTGGTTCCTACCTTGGTTGGGGTTTCTAATGTTGGTGGATCTCTTGGGTCAGCAATCTCACTGATCTTGAGCAAGGTCAGCTGATTACCGATCAGCAATACTCCATACATCAGCGGAGTGAAATACTGTCTACGACCTAGTAGATTGTCTTCACTCATCACATCAGCACTGAGATTACCATCGCTGTCGTGTATGCTGGCGATGATCTTCTGTATGACTCCCAGCTTCTTGATCTTAGCTGGTGGGCTGATCCAAACGGGCAATTTAAATGTCAAGGTAGCCACATCGATAGGATTTTCAGTACCAATCGGCACGCTACGGCTAGTCCAATTAGGTGATTCCAGATAGACCACACTTAGGCTGGTCCAGTCAATGTAGTTGTCTGTCGATTGTATTTCCAGTGCTGGGTTAAACAGCACCATCAATTGTTCTAATAGCTGTAGTTTCTGTTTGGTGTTTGATGTCCATATATCTAATTTTAAATCTATAGTGTAAGGTACAGGCATCAGGCGTTCGATGCTGAAGGCATTACCTTGGCGATTTTCGTACTCCATGGTGTCTTCATTGTAATAGCGTTCTCTGATCTGCATCTTGCCAATAAAAGTAGGATCCTGTACGCGATCGCGATCATAGGTGATGTTATTGATCCAAGCAGCCATGGCTGGTACTGTGGGTAACATATTACCAGCGGTATTTTGGCTAAGTATGGTCTGCACCTGGCGACTGCTGTCGCCATAGTAAACAGGCACACGTTGTAGAGTAGTATTGCCTTGGCGATCCTGCCCGAACTCTACTTGGAATCCTGATACCATCCTAATGAACTGCGCAAGGAATCGCTCTATCTGGGCATCATAAAAAAATTGAATATTAGCTGTGGCCATCTTTAGTTATCCGCTGAAGGACGTAGTGCTTGACTCAAGCTCTGACGTTCATTGACTACATTTGTGTAAATTGTATATTCTAACACACTGCCAATTGGCAATGGGCTTGCATCTGCTATAGTAGCACTTGATACTACGCCAGTCAGGTTACCAGCTAAGGTATAACTCGCACTTGATGCATTGGCCGCAGTTACGATGTAACTGCCATTAAAAGCTGTGCTACCAGCTACACCTGCTATCAAGATATCTTGACCTACTACGAACGGTGTAGTTGATTGGCTAGCGAATCGTATAGTAGCATTACCACCCGTGGCCGTAGCAGATGTTATCCTTAGCTTTCTTGGATACAGTGGACCAGTGATAGTAACAGCTATATTACCACTGCTGTTAGATATAGTATTAGTGATAGGTAATCCGTCTAGACGAGTTCTAGCACCATAGGTGCTGTTGTATGGAACTTTAACGACCACTGTCTTGGTAGATAGTGTAAACGATAATGTAGCCGCATTGGCAGCTGGAACGTATGAATTTGAGATACGTATAGCATCCCAAGCTGCACTGTTGCTCATGAACTGATTAGTGTCGTTGATAAATCCACTTAGTTGTGTTTGATTCTCCGTGCCCGGTGTTAGGTTAGTTCTCACTGAATCCTCTACTTTGACCCAACGGCGACCATCATATCGGAACAGCCTATTAGGTATGTAATCTAAACGTAGATGGTAGTCGCCTTGTCCTGGAGCAGCTGGGAACGCGATACCAGCGGCCACTGTGGCACCGTTTGGTGGTAGTGCATCTCCAGTGAGATAACCTTCTATCTTTACTGCTGACGTCAATGTCTGTGCGCTGGCATCTGCGATGTTTGAGCTGGCATCAGGACTCATGTCACTGGCATCTAGCGCACCAGGATCAACAGGTAATCCATGTGCGTTAACATTTTCAGTGTAGAACGTGCTGGTATCGTAACCACTCTTAGGTACATCTTGTTCTGCACGAGTAACGATGGCATCATTGATCTCAATGTATTTGTTATAGGTGCTGATAACTTCACCCAGAGTATTAGTATTTGTTTCGTCGTTGCTAGCTGGTAAGTTATTGAGTATGTCTTTGTATTCTTGGCTGTCTACCAATGGTTGTAGTTTAACACGCCATAGATGTGGCCACCAAGTCTGTGCGAAACCTTCCGCGGCACGGCTAGCATCATTGACCACATAGAATCGTTTGAGTGCGGCGCCAACACCTTCATCCAATGGATAGTAGTCTATTAGATTGGGTAGTTCTAGCACATCACCTACCATGAGCTTGCGACCAATGATGTCGATCATGTCGTCATAGTGTACCACTG